CTGCATGTTCTGCTGCTGCATTGGTTGCTGCATGTTCTGCTGCTGCATTGGTTGCTGCATGTTCTGCTGCTGCATTGGTTGCTGCATGTTCTGCTGCTGCATCGGTTGAGCTTGTTGCGGAGCTTGCTGCTGCATGGGGCCGGCCATGGGCCGGGAATACGGGTTGAACGGCTGGGCCTGTTGCATCGGTTGCTGTTGCATGGGAGCCATTCCAAGGCCAGACTGACCATACTGAGCCTGTTGTTGCATCGGCTGCATTGGCTGATTCTTCATTGCCATGTCCTGCATCTGACTCTGCAAAGCCTTCATTTGTTCATACTGAGGAGCTTGTTGCTGATACTGGTCTAATTGTTGAGTTAAAGCGTTAGCCTGCTGCTGCAACTGGGGGCTCCAGGGGTTTTGTTGAAATTGCTGCTGCATTGCCTGCAACTGCGAGTACAGAGGGGAACCCTGAACGTAGTCCTGCATTTGCTGGCCCAATGCCTGGCTTTGGCTTTGAAGGCCTTGAAACTCGGGGCTTGTCATCCATGCGGGAGGCTGGGGCTGGGGCCCCATAGCCGGCAAGCCCAGTTGATTCATCATGCCTGGGGGTATGCCACCAGGAACAGGGCCCGTCATGGGGCCTGCTTGGCCCAATTGACCTTGAGGGCCCAATGGACCTTGAGGGCCCAATTGACCTTGAGGGCCCCCACTTAGTGCTGCTTGCTGCGCAAGCATCTGCTGCATAGATGCTGCACCAAGAGTGCCGAGGCCGCCAGGCATGCCCTGAGGGCCACCGAGTTGACCTTGAGGGCCGCCAGGCGTAGGCCCAATGCCGAGTTGACCCATTTTCTGGGCCATTAAGGCTTGTTGAAGGGCGCTAGGAGAAGGGTTTGCCTGTGTGGGAGGCGGCAGGTTGCGCAAATACGGATTGGCCATCGCGGGCGCCTGTGGCCGCTGCAGCGGAGCAGGCGCCCGAGGGGGAGGCGGCATCGGGGCCGGACGATTTTTATTGAACTTGCTGACGAGTGCCATGATCTAGTGTCCCTTCAGAATAATCCGGCTTTTTTGGCACCTGCGGCCGTTGATACGGCCCCAAGACCCACGCCCACTGCCTGTTGGAATGGGCTTGCTGATGGCTGGCTGGACGCCGCCGTGGACATTTGCGAGGACGGTGCGCCCTTGTAGATGTCGGACAAGAATCCTGCCTGCTGATACGGCGCATACACCTTTTGCAACTCGTTTGCGCGCTGTGCGTCCAGGGTCTGCTGGTTGAACGCCTGTTGCGACTGGCCGACGTTGTACAGGAAGTTGATGTCGCCCTGCTGCAAAGCCTGAGCCGTCTGGCCCAAAGCCCCTTGCTGCACGCCCAGCTGTCCCAATTGACCACCAAGTTGGCCAAGGCCCTGCGCAGTTGCCTGCCCAATACCAAACTGCTGCCCCGCCAACTGACCAATGCCCTGACCCAGTTGCTGATACTGCTGCCCTTGCTGGCCGTAAATGCCAGCGGCAGTTTGCGCAGCCTGGTTGCGAGCCTGCGACTGTTGCAGCATCAGGTTGGCAATGTTTTGGTTGATGGCAGCCTCTTGGCCAGCCAATGCACCGCCTTGCGATGCCAAATTGCCATACTGTTGAGCCGCTTGCAGATATTGACCTGCTGCGCCCTGCCCCAACTGAGCCTGTTGTACGCCAAGCTGGCCAAGACCTTGGCCAGCCCCTACCTGGTTTTGCGCCAGGTTGCCATACAGGCCCGCTGCACCTTGACCCAACTGAGCCTGTTGCGTTGCTTGTTGGCCGACGTTCTGGCCAGCTTGCATTTGTCGCTGCTGCTGCTGTTCAAAGGTGGCCATTGAATTGGCCTGAGCCTGGCTGTAGCCTTGCGCAAGAAGGTTGGCAATTGTGTTGGCTTTTTGATCCATCACATTACGGGCCATCTCAGCACGTTGAACACCCTCGCGTTCACCGCCAAAGGCGCCCGCTTTAACTGCTTGCGCAGCCTGACCTTGAGCAGCAATGTCCGCCTGTCGGTTAATCTGCTTCATCGTCTCGTCAATCACTTGTTGACGATACGGGTTCATAAAGTCTTGAACCGAGGCAGGGTTGTATTGCTGCGATGCGTTAAGCATCAGCCCCTGCGAGCCACCATAATTGGCGGCACCCGACCCAAGCGCGAGTTGCTGTGCTTGAGTCAGCCCCCCGATGCCTTGAGCAATCGCTGCGGTTGCAGGCTGCAAGTTAGCCTGGCTCGACTGGGCGGCCATGTTTTGGGCCGTGGCCAGTGATCCGAGGCCCGTGGCCAGGTCTTGACGCGCCGCGCCAAACTGACCCGTGGTGTCAGATGCTGCCGCACGTCGTGCTGCCTCATCCGCATACCCAAGACCTTGATTGATTTGGCCAATTCCGGATGTAATGTTTGCTGCCGCACCGCCAGCTTGCCCCATTGCCTTTTGAGCATCAGTAAACTGTTTTCGAGTGTCTGCCCCGCGCAGGATATCGGCAGCCTCACCCGTGGTGTCATACGCACTGCCCAATGCCTGATTGGCGGCGGTCATGTAGGGCGTAAAAGCCCCAATGCCCTGCGTTTCAGTTGCCTTAATTGCGGCCAATTGGGCAGGTGAAAACCCGGCCACCTGGTAGGTGGGAAGCTGCTGAGCTAGTGTCGTGGTGGGCTTGCCCGCTGCATCTACGTTGTAGGCAAGGTTTTGCGCCTGCTGAAGCAGTTTTAGCTTATAGGCTTCGATCTCCGGGGCTTCCCGGACTATCTGTTGGGTGACTGTTTCTTCTGCCATTTCCTACCCCTTAAACTGGGCCGCCTTCGAGCTTTTTCATGAGCTTGTACATGCGCGCCGCACCTTTGCGACGACTTCCACCACCAGCGTTGCGAACTGCCCTGGCTGTGAAGACAAACTCCCCGTCGGACAGCATTGCAGGAATGTCATCAGAGGTCCCGGTGCCAGGGCCGCTGATAGGACCGTTTCGACGAGGAAAATTCGTCGGCTCAGGAATGCCACCTTTAGCCAGTTGTTGAGGACGCCCATCCGGCCCATAAATCAGGGGGACACCGTACAAACCGGCTATGTTGTAGGGCTGTGCAATGCCTGCAGGGCTGCTTGTGATTCCGCCAGGCCTAATCATTCCCGGACTTCCAATCGGAATGGTGGCATAAGACGGAGTCTCAACAATCGGGCTTCTAGGGCCTGAAGGAGGCGTGTATCGATCAAGTCCGCCAGCAAACTGGTCAGGGTTATCTCTTAGGTAATCCGAACCGGTGTAGTTTCGGTTGTAAAGAGGATTCTGGTTTGGTTGCTCTGCCTCAAACCCGCCAAGGGCGGCCGTCGCTGCCACCCCAGTGGCTGCCAACGGGCCGTACTTGGTGAACATGCCTGCACCAGGCCCCACGCCAGGGCGACTTGGCGAGAGGTACTCACTATACAGGTCCTTGGCCCCGGTAACCATCTTGTCGATGAAACCAGGCGATGAAGCAGGAGTTGCGGCGCCCCGTGGCAGCAGGCTATAGTTGGTGGTTCCGCTGGTTCCGCCCGCTGCGCTGGAAAGATCAGCCGCCCCCAAAGAGCCCGGAAGTCGAACACCAAGGCCGGGTTCGCCGCTGGAGCCGGCCGGCGCAAGGCCGTAGTTGGTTGCGGTCCCGGTCCCACCTGCCGCCGTGGAAAAGTCGGCTGGGCTGTAACTGGTCCGGAAAGCATTTGCTCCGTCGAACCGACCGGTGAGTCCGGTCTCCCCGGAAAACCGATTGGGGTTAAGACCTTGGCCGGTCAACAGGTCCTGTGCCGTGCCAGTTGGGCCAACGGCTCCTGTTGCGCTGATGGGACCAGGTGCAGTTGCATCCCCACTACTTGCAAACCTGCCTGTAGCATCTGCAGGAGTGCCTTCTGCGCTGCCTGCTTGGCCTCCCTCACCAGGGCTCAGGCCTTTTAATGCCCCTGCTGTAACGCCAGATGTCAGGCCCATCTTCAAGGCGTCTGCCGTGCTCATGCCGCCCAACTTGCCAATGCCAGCGCCAATTAAGCCCGTGGCAAGGCCCGTGTTCAACGCGCCGCCTGCCGCGCCTGGCAGGTACTGGCCAAGAGAGGCAACAGGGCTTGCGCCCATGATCGTGCCGCCGCCGCCAACATAGCCCAGCGCGCCAGAGATCAAGGCATCCTTCATGGAACCGCCGGCCAAAAGGGTCGTTCCTGCGCCAGCCAGGCCTGCTGCGGTGCCCATGGAAAGGCCCACGCCTGCTGGTCCGAGGACCGTGGCCAGTGCGATGGTGCCCAAGATGCGCCCAACAGGGCTTTTGAGCACGTCTTTGACGACGTTCACAACACCTTTGACCACGCCCTTAACAGCGTCCACAATGCCGCCAAGAGGACCACCCTTAAACTCAGGTAGGCCAGTAGCGGGGTTGATCGTGCCCGAGCCACCATGGCGCTTGAGCATCGCAGCTTCTTCAGGCGTAATGTGGGCCAGGATAGAGTCGCCACCCCGACCTTTTGCAGCCAGATAGGACGCCACGTCGGCCAGGCCGCCAGAGGCCATGCCCACGGGCTGCAGCCCTTCGACGATAGGGGACATGTCCATGGGCTCTTGAGCACCAGCGCCCTGCATCTGCCGCATCTCTTGTAACACCGCGAGCATTGCGCCAATGAACTCAGGATCGTATTCTTCAGGCATGTCCCCTTCGTCCAGGGCACCCCCTTCAATCATTTTTTGGACCAGGTTTTTGTAGTCACCAGGATGTTGGCTGACGTATTCAAAAACCTGGATCAGAAGGTCAAGCTGCTCGGGCGTAAGTTGAAGGTCGCCGATGTTTTGGCGAAGGGCCTCCTTTAGCGCTGCTTGCTCGCCAGGGTTGACCATGCCAAGCGCAGTTTGCGCGGCGTCATACGAATCAGCACTTGTAACGGCCGGTCGTTGTTGGGCCTCTTCGCCCTGCATGCCCATGCCGCCGGGCATAGACATGATTCCTTCATTTGCCATGATGGTCCTTTCCGATTTGTGCCAAAGGCCTCAAGGGCCGCGCGCCGGGAAAGGACGCGATGTTGGCTGCAATTATCCGATAAAAATTCAAGTTTTGTCCACTCATTACGCCCTATCAATCTCAAGATAGGACAGATAAAAGTGCACCCCTGCAATGCTTGAGGTGACCGTAAGCACGTCTGCGGTCTCCAGAACGCATGGGATACCGTTAAAAACGTCAAAAGTGGTGTTAACGGTCAACGACCTGTCTTTTTGCAAATAGTAGGTGGTTCCCGTGCCAGTATGGGTGACCGTGATGGCCGCCACGCCAGTGCCGGTGTTGGTGACGCGCAGGGACCGCACAATGCCCACATTGGCCTCTGGAACGGTGTACAAGGCCGTTGGCGTTGCTGCTGCAGGGATCACATACTTGCGAAAATACTTATTTGCCATCTGTGCCTCACTGCGTTAGGTCGTAAAAGGACAAAGAGCCAACCGCATCGCCCGTTGTTGCTCCCGAGATCGTCCGAATTGCAACCGTGTAGATGTCGCTCGTTCCAGAAATCGTTGCGCCCAACTGCAAATCCCAGTTGTATCCAGTTGCCGCAGCCAGCCCCGGCGTACCTCCAGAAGCAGATGCTGTGGTGTAGTCGGTTTGGACAATCGAGCCACCTGTGGTTGCAGTTGCCGCAACGTCAAACTCGACATTGGAATCCGTAGGCACTGCCGACCATGACGCTCCCGTCAAGGTGGGGTTTTTGATCAGAGCTATCTCGTAGTTTTGACTGGTTGTCGGCAAAACTTGCACCCGATTTGGAAGCACTACTGCCCCCGTGCGGCCTGACGCAAGCCGGATGGAAACAACCGGCAGAAATGTCGTGCCGATGGTTGTAAGGACTGTGGTGCGCCGCGCCACATGGTCAACGGATGTCTGTTCAAACCCACCCTCCGACACGACGGAGCAACAAATCTGCGTCATCGAAGCTGCAACAGCAGCAGTTGTGGTCGTGATCTCATAGCGCACTGGCAAGATGGCGGTTGTCATGTAGACCGTGGTGCCATACTCGTTTGCAGTGTCAAAGGTATGGCAGACAATGTACTGGCCATCAATGATGAAGCCGCAGCGAACAGTGCCAACGCCCAGCCATTCAAAGTCCATCCACAGAATCTGCGGATGCGCTAAGTCCAACGTGATACCGCTGGCCCCCGTGCCATCCAGCTTGTCACCATTCCACGAAGACTGGGCCACGGCCCTGGAGTCGTCTACAGAGCCTCCGGTGTAAGAACGCAACACAAAAGAATTGGTGGATGCCGTGCGTTGGAAGAAAACGCCGTTCTGCGTGTTGAAGTAGCCGACCTTCTGGTTCAAGTTGGCCGATGTTCCGTTGTCCATGAGGAACGTCGCAAGCACCAACAGGCCTTTGCCAGGTTGATACGGGAACGAGCGGAACGTCTGACGGACCACGGACCCCACACCACCAGCAGTAACAGCCAGGGTGTTACTTGCCTGGTTGGTGTTGAATGTCAGGGAGCCAGTTCCTGATGTCGAAGTGTCAAACTGGTTGTCAGAGGCGTACCTGTTTTGGCTGTCAAACAGGGTGTAAGGCTCGCTGACGCGCAAACGTCCAAACGCATCTGTGTTTGTACCGCCAATTGAGATTGGAACGGGCAGTCCGGTGGTGTCCATAAATCCTCCGCCATCTCCATACCACGCGTATGCTGAGTCTTTGTCCTCGGTGACTGCTGGAGAATATGTGTTGTTGAGTTGAAAGATAACCTGTTCGAGCGAGCGAACCAGCTGGTTGAACTGCGCAGGATCGTAGCTACCAGTGCTTGCGTTGGGCAGTCGGACGTTGTTGATCTTACTCATCGACCGCCGTCCGGTTGGATGTCAACACGCATGGTTCCGAATCGCCAAAAACTATCCAGGTCAGAGCTCTCAATACGCAATTGAATCTGTCGCCCGCGAGCGCGCGTGCTTACAAATTGCGTAGTAGGAGTGATAACGTAGGGGTCTAGCGAGCTCGGAGTTGCCGAAGCCTGGGGATACGCTCTTAGCCGCAAGTGCACTGTAAGGTTCCCCGACTGTTGCTTAAAGTCGGGTATGAACTTCTGCATAAGCAGCATCTGATCCCCGTCGCCAATGTCAAAATACCCCGAATACACGTATGCATCAATCGGGTCACCATCAGCGTTAACTCCGGTTTCTTGACTGTAAGGGATGCTTCGCCCCGCCGTCAGTCCGTAAATTGTACTGATCGTCGCTGCCTCAGACAGCGGATCGTATTTAATCCCTATGGGGCTGCCAAAGCTGCCGGTATCCGCCCATGCCGTACGCGCCATCGTACCAACTGACCAGACGTTTTCAAGGTAGTTGTAGGTCACATAGCGGTTGACGTAGTCGCTGCTTAATGTGGCATAAAACCAGGTAATCTCATTAAACTGGGTGTTGATTGCCGCGCACACAGAAGGACCTTGAGCAAAGTTCAGGTCTTCAAATACATAGTCTTGCACGGTGCACGGTATCTTTTTTACCGAGCCGTCAAACACAAAAAAGGCGTCCTTGCTCATCCAATATGCCACACCATTGACGTCAACCGCTGAGTGCGGCCCAATGGCTCCACAGTTGGCTCCCAACTGCTGAAAACCGAAGGTGTACGGTGGCCCCAGGTATTGCTGGCTGTGCAGCGACTTGTCTGTCCATATCAGAATCTGACCACGAGAGCGAACGGCCGTAACAATCTCATTGCCGTCCGTGAGCCGTTGTCCGCCGGCCGTGTTGGTGGCGCTGGCTACAAACTGATTGATGTTTTCCTGACTGGAAAAGCGCACATACATGGGGTCCTGGGTCGCCGGATTGCCAAGCGTGGACTCTGTACCAAAACACACCAGATGTCTATCAGGGGTGGATACAAGCGCGAACCTACTCTTGGTCGGTGCGCCCGAAATCGCTGTCGCCCTTACTGTAAGCCCAGAACTAGGACTCCACTCATAAATTCCCCCATTGACCTGCTGCAAAATCAAATTTTGGCCGTAGGTGTCGAACTGCCATAGTTGAGCAAGCAATTTTACTGTTGCAGAAGATGGCCGTGGGGTTCCCCACGTGCTTAACCCCCAGGTGCCCGTACCCCAACCAAAGTCAGCAAAACTCTTGTCGGAACCAACTTGAATTTGATAGGTCGCTGTTGCCGTTCCAGCCGCTACTGCGGTAGAAATTGCTTGGGTTGGGGAAATGATTGTGTAGGCGTCAACACTGAGTACTTTTTGAATTTCAAACTCATTGGTAAGACTGGCATTTGGAATGCCGCCAGGATCGCCTGTAACGCTGCTAAACGTAACAAAATCCCCCTCAACTGCGCCATGCGCTACGTCATTTACGGTCACAGTCGTGAGACCACTTACCGTGTCAAATGTTGCGGCTCCACTTGCCCGAATAGGTGTGATATCGGCCCATTGACCACCATAAAAAACATAGACCTTACGTGTTGTTCCAACTGCAGCGTAAGGCAGCCCTCCAAGGCTGTTCCAAGTAAAAACTCCGGAGGCCATACCGACAAGATTGACTGGGCTAGACTCAAACGGAGTCCATCCGCCTACCTTCTCAGGCAGGCCGTATCGAAAGCGCACATAGTCGCTGTCCACCCAGCCGCCTTCCGCGCCGTATTCGGTGTTTTGCTTGTCGACACCCGGTTTAAGAAACAGTCGCAACAGTGGCATATCAACCCTTTGCAGCGCGCATGTTGTCGATAAGGTTGGGGTATGGACGGCCGGCTTTCTTGGCCGCACTCTTGGCGGCGGCCTTTTTTGCAGGGGTCAATGCCTTGGGCTTGCCCAAACTTTTGGGTCGTTTTTTGTCCCAAATAGGTGTGTTTTTCATGGGTTCTCCTGTGCCAAAAACAGCGCTCGTTCGCCCCTTCGGCGACGATCCAGCCCTGGCAGTACTTTACCTCCAGCCTTGTTCCACAGCAAGAGCGATTCAGCAGCTTCCTGCCATTCCTGCCGCTGGATTTTCATCCGGACCGTGGACCGCTGGAAATTTCCCAGCCCTACATTGAAGCTGAAAGAGACGCAAGCGTCGAATTTGTTTTGACGACCAGCAAGATTAGGAGCAAGTCGCAGTACACCGAGCTCAAAGCTCGCAAGGTCTTTTGCCAGAATTGCATCCACTTCCTCCATTGTCAGCGTTCTGTCCCAGCCGGCGGGGATCGGCAAATTTTTCCGCTCCTGCATCGGCACTTTAATGTGGCTTTGGTCAATCACATGCCCCACCCCTACCGTCCACAGCAATGCCGGGCACCGGTAGGGCCTGACCCGCACGCCCTCGTCGTGCTTGATCATCTGAATGGCACGGTCAGAGGTCTTCATTTCCCAAACGCCCGCCCGCCAAAATGGAAGGCAATGATGCTGGCAAATAACGCCTGGGTCTCGTTGTCCCACAACTGCTCCGCCAGGGTGGTGAAGTCAATATTGGTCCGAATGCCATGCCATACCAGGGCGCAGTCAATGCCCACCAACAGAAAAAAGAAACCATAAGTAATAACCGGGCGCACGCTTGCCCGCAGGTTCTTCATCCACTGACTGGTGCCCTCGTTGAGGGACATATCATGGGCATAGATGGCCTGCATTTCGGCTTGCTGGGCTTGGACCAGCGTCTGTTGGACCTGCATTTCGGCATTGGCCTGCACCTGGTCCAGCCGGATTTCCTCTACTCGGGCCTGGGCCGCGTAGCCCTTTTCAAGCATCTGTAGCTCGCGTTCGGTCTGCAACCGCGCCAGGTCAAGCTCATGGCGCTTGTCGGATTTGTCCTGGAAAAAGTCCAACAACTTGGGCAGACCGCCCATGAGGAAGGAGATGAGTGTGGATAGTAGTGTTAGCATTAGTAACTCTTTTTGGTTAACATTGATGAGGCGATAAGCAGCATGGACTGGGCATCCTCTACGCTCTCAGGTCGATCTTTGTACCCGACGGTAATTTGACCGATGAAACGTGTTGCGTCCGGTGGTATAGAGATTCGACAGCCGTAGGTGACACCAACCTCGACGTACCACAGGCCAATTTCGCTTTGTGGCTTGTGGTAATCACCGCATGGCGTCTCTCCTGCCATGAGTTTGACAACGTCTGCGTTATTGTTGGGATTTTGGGTAAAGAGGCCGACATCGATGCCCTCCATGCGCTTGTCGCGCCCTTCCTTCGTATACGCCCGATACAAGACCCGGGTGCCAAATAACGGGTTGACCTTGAAGATGGCCACAGTCTGTGCGCCACCGTACTTGAAGAGGATTGCCGCTGCGTCGTCCGCCCGGGCCTCGTTGATGCTGGGTAGCTTCTGGCTTTCCTTGTAGGCCCCAACCAGCAGCTCTTGGTTGCTGTAAACAAACCAAGCGCAGAACCCAAACACGAACATGAGGAGCAAGGCAATTAGCTTGAAAGGGCTATCCACATACGACAGTATGCGGTCTAGTACCCCCAACGCCTTGTCCTCACTCATTTCCACAGCCCTTTCGATATACCCCACTGGACCAGCCAGTACATTGCTAAACCAAACACTGCTACGACTGCCACTGAAAGCTGGATGTCTTGCATCATCTCTTTGCGCTCCCTAACCTTGGATGCATCAATTATCTTTTGCTTGACCGCCTCGGCCTCCTCCTTAGCAATTTGTCTCCGCATCTCCTCTCTGGTCTTGACCATGTCGTGCCAAATTGCACCTTGCCCAGACCAGACGAGCACTTCATACAGCTCGTATTCTTGCTTCTCAAGCTCCCGTCGCTTCATAACAACGTCCATCGCCTCGGCAGTGAGCTCCGCATCCGTTTTCTTGGGCTTGACACCATTGGCCTTGTCCCACAACGCCTCGCGCTTTTCCCTCTCCTTGACTACCTCGGCCTTCTCAAGTACTGCCTTTTTGTCGAAGTAGTCCGCAATTGTCTTGGTTATCTCATTGGCATCTTTGCCTAGCTTGATAACCTCTTTGATCGTTGCAACGGCGGCTTTTGCGCCTGCAAACGCAACGCCAATTGTGATTGGGTCCATATCATGCCATTACCCCATCGTAAACCCGCCGGCGGCAGGCACCGTAGTGGTGTGAATAGCCACATTCTGCAGCGGTTCTGACAAATCCTGGCCGCAGTCATTGCACTTTAAAACTGCCAGTTCTTGCTCATCAACATCCCTGTTGCATGCCGGGCAAAAAATCTCCACCGTATGGCGCGGAACCGTTGACCCATCAATTTCAACCGCTTCGTATGTCTTAATCATTTTTCAAGCCCCTTTACATCAACAGCAAGAACCTGCCGCCGCCGCCACCACTCGCAAAGCCAATCCATCCCGTGTTATTGCCCCCGTCGACGTTACCAGCCCCGGTTGCATCCCACGTTGCCCCACCGGTAGCATATGAATCTGTAATGCTGAGGTATGTTGGCGAGATTGTTCCAGAGGAATCTGACAAAGTGAACTGTGCGCCAGGAGTGCTACTGTTAATCGCAACCAAATTCCCAAAAGTGCCCGACAGCCCAAAATTAGACACGGTCTGCGTTGTTCCAGCAGTAAAAGTTACCGTGGCAGGCTGCGTGGTATTGGTGATGTTGTTGAAGGTGTTGGAGCCGCTGATGGTCAACGCCCCAGTACCGCCTTGATTAAGGTTGTAATAGGTTAAGCCGCCACCAGCAAAAGTTTTTGCCGATGCGCTTGTCATAGATACGGTGGATGTACTTGGATTAAGAGCTAGGCCCGTCGTGGTGGCCGTGCTCCACACAGACGCGCCAGAGCCAGAAAGTGTCCAAGTACCACTGCCCATGTTTAAGGTACGAGTATTGCTGTTGCTTGAAACAAAAGAATCTGTCGTAACATTAAAATTTGCAGCGGTAAATGTGCCTGAAGTAAGGGACAAACTACCGGCGGAAGAAAGAGCATCAGCAAGCGTTACGGTAGTGCCAGAGCCAGAAATCTGGATGTCGCTGAGCGTTTTACCATTACTTGTGATTGTCCCAGAAGCCTGAAAAGATGGGTTAACGGCTGTGTAAGTTCCGCCAGGGTCCAAAGTCAGATCACCCGCCATGCGCAATAGGGTTGTGACCGAGACGGTGCAGGTAGAGCCGGTAAATATGAGGTTTTTAAACCATGAGTTGTTAATTGTTAACGTGGACGTCCCCGCATTAACTGTTAGGTTTGGTGCGTTTGATGTTGAGCCGCCGAGGCCGCCAAATGACACCGTTGCGGTTGCCGCCTGATTGCGGGTAAAAGCACCCACTCCTGTCCAAGTAAAGTTAGTAGCATCCGACATACCTAACACAGTCGTTGAAGCAGTTGTGCTGGTAAGTGCAATGTTGCCAGTGCCAAAAGCAATTGCTCGGGTGCTTGATCCGGAGGAGGAAAAGTTGCCCGTGCTTAAATTAAACCCGGCAAGATTAAGCGTACCGTTAGTCAGTGTGGCAGTGCTAGTTGTCCCAAGCGTCATGGCATCAGCAAGAGTATATGTGGCGCCAGAACCGGTGAAAGCAGCGGAACTAAGGGTTTTACCATTACTTGTGATTGTCCCAGAAGCCTGAAAAATTGTGCCGACCGTGGTGTAAGTTCCGCCAGGGTCTAAAGTCAAATTACCGGCTATGTTAACTGAACCGCTTGCCATCGAGACGGTGCAGGGAGAGCCTGTAAAGTCAAGGTTTTTAAACCATGAACTGCTGGTAATTGTTAGCGTGGACGTCCCCGCATTAACTGTTAGGTTTGGTGCGTTTGATGTACTGCCGCCGGCAGTTGAACCAAACTGAACAGTGGCTGTAGCCGCCTGATTGCGGATAAAACCACCTGTACCTGTAAAGGTAAATCCGCTGGCTGTTGACATACCTAACACAGCCGTTGCACTGGTGGTGCTTGTTAATACAATATTTTGAGACCCGAAAGAAATTGCCCGTGTACTGGCGCCAGAGGAGCTAAAGCTACCAGTGCTTAACGTAAACCCATTAAGATCAAGAGTACCGGTATTTAATGTAAAAGTACGATTTGCAGCAATAGTGCAAGCATCAGCAAGAGTTATAGTGTCACTTGTTGAATTGCTGACTACGACGCTGTTAAGCGTTTTGCCTGAGCTTGTGATTGTGGCGCTTGCAAGGAATGTAACAGGAAGCGCCGTATAAGTACCACCAGAAGCCAGGGTCAAATTACCGGACAGATTAACACCGCTGGTCGAGCTTACTGTAACAGTGCTTGTGGAGCCTGTAAAGACAAGGTTTTTAAAATATGAACCGCTGGTAATTGTTAGCGTGGACGCCCCCGCATTGACTGTTAGGTTTGGTGCGTTTGATGCACTGCCGCCGGCACTTGAACCAAATGTCGCCGTTGCAGATGCCGCCATGTTTCTGGTAAAACCGCCTGTACCTGTAAAGGTAAATCCGTTGGCTGTTGCCATGCTCAACATAGTTGATCCAGCGGTTGTAGTGGTGAGTGCAATGTTTCCTGAGCCAAAATCAATTACACGAGCATTTGAGTTGCTAGAACTAAAAGTGTTAGTGCTTAAAGTAAATCCCGCGAGGGCAAGAGTACCGGCACTCAGTGTGGTGGCCTGCGAGACCGTCATTGCACCCGCAAGCGTCACCGTGCCATTTGGGCTAAGAATAGTAATGATATGAGGAAACGTAATTCCAGCAGGAGTAATTGATTGCGCAGTGCCACCAGAAAAAGTAATTGCTCCGGTTCCGGTTAGTGTGACGCCAGTGCCATTAATCCAATTGCCAATAACATCGAATGATAATGTGCTTGTAGCCAATGTCATTGCGCTGGTGCGCCCAGACATGTCAAGAGTTCCAATTAGATAATCGTCGTTGAGTGTGATCGTGCCTGTAACACTGCCCGCCGTGTTGTCAAACACCGCAGTATCTTGCGCTAAAGGAAAATTGTTTACAGCCGGAGAGCCACCAGAGGAAGTGGCCCAACCTGTTGCAGACCAGCTTTGTGCGCCAGAAAGGTTCCAGTAAACTGTTTTGGCAGCAGGAAAGGTAATGCCGCTGTTATTCCCACCGTTACCAAGACGAGTTCCCGTAGCTGGAGCAGCAGCGCCTGAAATTGTTATATTTTGGAAGTCTGTGTCAATTAACGACACCGCTGCACAAGTTAAAGTGCGGACAACAAGACCCCCACTAGACCTAAGACATATGCGAGAGACAGCACTTGTCCCTGTTGATGTCGTTAATGTTCCCGCAACTGTTTGATCTCCAGAAAAAACAACATCCATAAATGCTGCGGTTGATGCCCCAGTAAACGAAAGATTGTTAAACGAGTTATTACCAGTGATGGATATGCTACCGGTCGTACCTGTTGGCCAACTGACATTGTAGTAAGTAAAACCCGCACTGAGGAAGTCGCCAACACCAGTAATAACAATTGTTGAGGTGTTTGCGTTCAACGTCAGGTTAGTACCTGTGGATGTAGACCAAAGAGTACCGCCGCCTGTTGATGTCATAGTCCAAGTGCCAGACCCCATCGTAAGGGTTCTAAGGTTGGAATTGCTAGAAGTAAAAGTACTAGCAGTGACGTTAAAATTGTTGGCGTTCAGTGTTCCATAAGTCAGCGTCAGCGTGCTGCTAGAAGTAAACGCATCGCCTAGTGTAACGGTGATGCCTGAAGCATTGACAATGACTGAACCAAAGGTTTTTCCTGCGCTGGTAATCGTTCCAGTGCCAGCGATTGTCATACCGCCGGTGTAGGACATTGTCATACCCGACACAAGCGTCACGCTACCAGAAACAGTTATGTTGGCTGTTCCAGTTAGTGTCCCTGTAAAACCTGTACAAGTAATCGATTTTGCCCCTGTATTACCAGTTGCAATCGTCACAACACCAGTTGAGTTTGCATCAAAAAACACATCGTCAGCAGAAGTAGGTACAGTCTGACCACCAGCACCACCAGAGGTCAGCGCCCATTTGGTACCAGCAGTGCCGTTCCATTGGTCTGACCCGCCCACCCAATACCTGTTTGCCATGCGTTACTCCTGCGGAGTTTCAACAACCGGATTGACCACTGCGAGCCAGTTGCTAAGTCGTTCCTGCTTCATGGCCTCCAACTGCTCCTCCGTCAAACCATGGTCATCTGGCAGGTTCAAAGCATCGCAAAACGAGCCAAACGGGGTGTCGAATTTAAAAATGATTTGCATGATTGCTCCTTATGTTTGGGTAGTTACAGCGACTACATCCCAACGGGTGTTGGTGCTGTTGTAGATGCAGCCGACATAAAGCATCTTGTTGATGATCGTGGTAGTCGGCAAGGTGGTGCCAATCGCAGTGTAAGTGGCATTCCAAGTGATAGCCCGGGCAGTACCGTTGTCCAAAATTCGTAGGATCAACTTGTTGCCGTCTACTGGGGTTCCAGTTGGTGCGGCTACAGTTAGAGCTTGATCCTGCGCGGTCAGATTGTATTGATCAAACGCGGAGATGTCAGGCGTCAGCGTAGCCGTTGCCGCAGAAGTTGAGGTGCGAGGATCGATTCGCTTGTTGGTCAGCGTAGCCGTACCGTTGATGGTCGCAAAACCGCCCGTTGCGTTGGCATTGTTGCCAAGGGCGGTAACAACCCCAGTCCCGGTGGTAGTTGACGACACCCCCGTGCCCGATCCGCCGCCAAGCAACAGCGCACTGGATGCCAAGGTTCCAGACTGAGTAACCAATCCGCCCGTTGTGTTTGATGCAGCGGCCGCAGCGGTGGCTACGCCCGTCCCAAGTCCCTGCAACATGCCAATAGCCGCAACAGAGGCAATTACAAAATCGCTTCCGTTCCATACCACACAGGCAGTGGCCCCGCTAACAATGGTCACCCCAGTAGTTGCAGCGCCTTTTATGACAACGGAGCTGTTTGACTGATTGATGACCTGATAAATTTTTGCCTGGCTGGGAGCAACAACGTTCCTGGTTGTGCCAGGCGTGCCCGTGATAATCAATGTTGACATCCGGGCCTGATTACTTGAGCCGCTCGTCGTGGAAAGGGTCACATTTGCCGCTGTGACGCTGATTGTGGAGGCGTTTGCTACTGAATCTTCAACAAGCGCGGTAATCTGGTCATTGACCACGGTTCCCCAAACGCCAGACTCAGTGCCCGTGACTGGTTGAGCAAGGCCCAAAAGAGTTGTGTAATTGATCGTCATTTCTGCCTTCCTTTACGTAACAATCTGGGTCCACACGGCTGTGTTCCCGTCATCTACGACAACCCAGTTCCCTGACTGCGAATTGTCAACATTTTGCCAGTTTGCAGACTGGTTGTCATCCACCACGGCCCAAACAAGAACTTGAGCCACGTATCCAGTTGCCTGGACCCCAGCCACAAAAACATCCGTTCCTATCCCTACTGTAACGGCGCCAACACTCCCGGCAGCTGCCATCCCTACAACTAAAACATCTGTTCCGATTCCAACAGTGGCCGTCCCTAGAAAGGTATTTGCTTGAACGCCAGTCACATCGACCAGTGAGGTAACCTCTACCAGGGCATCTCCAACAAGGGCCTCTGCCTGTAGGCCCTCTGCATAAACGTCTGCATTGGCAGCAACGTCGACGGCTTCTACATACCCGATAGCCTCAATTCCAGTGACTAAGACATCCGTGCCAGTCGCCACATCTACCTGGCCCACGCCTCCGGTTGCGAAAACCCCTACAACCGGGACATCAATCGCGGTTAGGACTTGAACGGAGCCCACACTTGTTGTGGCGGACAGCCCCGAAACAGGGACTTGGGCTGCGCCGGTAGCAATAACGCTGCCAACAGACGCGGTAGCAGTGACGCCTGATGGACTTACGTTAGCGGTGCCGGTGACTGACACACTGCCAACGGATGCAGTGGCAGAAACACCAGAGGGGCTTACATTGGCTGATCCGGTGACCGTGACACTACCAACACTGGCATTTGCCGACAGTCCTGTGACGCTGACACTAGCGTCAAGTAAAACAGTGACCGATCCAACCTGACCAGTGCCCGTGGGAAGAGAGGCAAGACTCTGCCCCCAGGGGTCTTCCCCCCAGCCTACGCCAGAGGCGCCCCATCCCTGGAATCCAACGGTTGCATCGGCCACCAGGCCTCCTTACGCAATGCGGATAATCGCACTGGTAGCGTCGGCAGTTGGGAAGATGATGGTAAACGTGCCGCTGGTGGACGTTTTTGCGCCGCCAAAGTCCAAAATACACACGGACGGATTACCTGCAGCCGAGTCGTTGTAGATCATTGCACCGTACGCTGTGATGGTGGCGCTGGTGAACGACAGATCAGCAAAATCAGTGAATGCGGTCGTGCCAGTCGACGTTGGCGTGACGTTCGTCAGCGCCCCACCGCCCGCAGCATACGTGCCCGATGCTGCCACCTCGTTGGTGGCCGTGTAGGCGGTCGTAGCAGCGGTAAAAGACGCGTTATTGTCGTACATGGCCAACTTAAACGTGTCTCCCGTGCCGGTTGTGAAGTTGTGCACCGCCTTCATCAGCTCCACTTTGAAGCTGGTGCACATGTAGTTTCCGGAAAAAGCCATTTTTAATCTCCTAACAAATGAACTAACTCAGGGTGCCCTGCTGCGCGCAGGCGGCTGGCAATTGTCGACCGGTCCTGTTCGACGGCCTCTTTCAAATAAAACGCCACAACGTGTTTGACGCTCTCCTTGAAAGCTCTTGCCTGCGCCTGGACTGCCGGATGTGACTGGTCCCCGACATAGATAATCTTGTCGGCAGCCCGATTTGCCAGCTCTTCCACCGACCATCCACGATTTTCGGTGGTTTCGACAAATACGCTTCCAACAAGTACGGGTGCAGGTGCAGTAATCATGGCCCAGGTGAATCCGATTTAAGTGGAATGCGCATCATGCCATCACGATACTCATCGCGACGACGACGACCCTGCTGCTCAAGACCAAGACCTTGTACTGCCTCTTTGTAGGTAGCCTTAAAGTACTGCATCATCTCCGGTGGACCCTTGGTATAGCTGTAGGCCTGAATCAAACAGGCATACAACAAGGCCTCTGGCGCGTTTGTGCTGATCCAGGTTGTGGTGTTGGTCGAAGATAACTGTGGGGGCCTATAAATGAAGCCCAATTCAACAGAATAATTTTGATCCGGGGTCGGTGCAATGTAGAACGTGTTCTGATCCCACACCGAATAGTACTTAGGCGTTCCCTGAGTGGCCCCATTAGACCAGTATTCCTTCATGAACGACGTGTCCCTGAAGTCCAAGAAGATTTGATCCCCACTAACTGGCGTCAAAATCATGTAGCGATGCGTCAGTAGACCATCGGGGGCAGTCAAAAACTTATTTCCTTGTGACATTGAGCCCGTCATCTCTCGCTTGAAGACGTCAAGGTCAATCTCGCGAAGAATCTGGTTCTCCGCCATGGTGATGAATGTGTTAATGACCGGTTCAGTGAACACGTTGCTGTTCACCTCGGTGTAGTTTCGAATGTTGGTGACAAGTTCGTCGTAGGTCATGATATGTTCACCATCACTTTCCCAACAACGCCTTGCGCAATGAGAGCTTGATCCTGTACATACGGCCGCATGTCAGCAGTGTTTTGGACGCTGCCATAGCTTTGGAAGGCCGTAAAACCTGGCGCACCCACAAAGACCGATACGGGCTCGATACGGTCAGGCCGAGGCTCTTGCAGTGCAATGGCGTCCCCACGATATCGCAAGGGCTCAAGCTGGGGTTCTTTTGGCTCATAGTCATCTGGACAGACTTTGAAGCCTTTCCAGTTTTTTCGCAGGGTGTTGTACGGGTAACGCTGCCCGCAGTAGTCGCACAATCCGTACGAGAACTTGCCGGTTGCGTAAGCCATGTCATACCCCTAAGTCCGGAACAAACTGCACGCTGGCAGTGTCTCGGTCTTCTGCTGCTGCGCGCTGGAAGTCCTCGTCATAGATGGCCTTGAGAGCAGATGCTCGATCAGGGGCAAACTTGAGGGACAAATAGTACGCCAGGCCAGAGGCCAGGCACGGCAAGAACCGAAAATTCACGTCCGCCGTGTTGGTGTAGTTGCCAGCATCCTGAATTCTCCGGATGCGGTAATACACAAAGGTGTAGTTCTTGTCCGCTGCGGGGTAGAAAAACACCTTGGGGGTGTTGGTTCGCTGCACATAGAACTGCGCAGGACGTGCTTGGGAGGTCTTGTTGGGCACATTGAGGTAGTCCTCTCGGCTGATACGCTCAATGTAGATGTCCGTCGAGACCCCGGCGCTCGGATCACGGATGACGGCCTCCAACACGTTGACCACAGATGCATCCAACGAGATTTCATTGGTGCCCTGGACCAGCGGATACGTGGCCTGTTCAATCGTCCACAAGTTCAACCCGCGATTGGCCCAGTCGAGGAACAACAAATTGAGCGAACGGCGCGACGATGAGAGCTGATAGCCACTCGTCGGCCGCATTCCGCAGCGCTCAAACGCTTCCTCAACCAGGTCGTCAATCGACAGGTTAAATGTGGTCGTGCCCGAGGTTGCCATTTAGCAAGCGCCGCCTTTTTTGTAGGACTTCACCATGCCGCCACCCATTTTGCCAATGGGCTTGCCCATGGCCATGCGCTTGTGCTGATTCATGTTGCCTTTATTGGCCATGCCGCCCTTGTTCATCATCACGGGGCCAGTTTTTTTACTGTCCTCGGAGACCATATGATTTTTTGCGCCGCTCATCACAGCACCGCCGCCACGAGTGGCGCAACCCATACCTTTTCCAGCCATGATTAGGCTCCTTTCTTCATTGCACGGCCCTTAACGTCGGCCGTTTTACGTTTTACGGCACGGCCCATCTTGTCGGCCATGTCTGAGTTCTTCATCATCGAGCCATCAGGCATCTTGTGCATGCCAGGCATGCCCCCTTTGGCCATTTTGTTCTTGGCAGTACGCATTCCGCGCACCGGAAGAGCTTTTTTGGTTGCCATTTCATCCTGCCTTTCGGATTTCATCCAACTTTGCCTCAAGCCTGTTAAACCGTTGGTCCACGTGGATCAAGAATTTATCAAATCGGTCGTCAACTTCCTTGCGTGTGACATGGTCCCGAGCAACCTCTTCACGAGTCTTGTTCAGGAGAATTCCCAATCGGCTTACCTCGTCGAATTTTGCCTTCAACAAGAAGCCCATGAGCCCCACAATCGCCGTCAAAACGACGTTCCATATCATCATTTCCACAGCTCAGCACCTCCAACGCTTTCGCGCCTGGCGAAGCCGGCTGTTCGGGTCCTTGGCAGCCTCAGGAAAATCCTTCATCTGGCCCTCGGACCTTGCACAATATGATGCCCTACGCTTAGCTTCTGCAGGCGACGGTGTTTTGGTAGTCACCGCCGTCTTCAATTTGCTTCCGGGATTGGCCTTGCGGTATGCTGCAACGCCTTTTTTGGTCATGCCTGCACCTGCCTTGGTGGCGCGGAAGTTCCCGCTCTTCACCGAGGTCTTGATACCCATGCCTTTGGAAGCCATTACGCAGCCGCTCCGCCTTCGAACAGGACCGTCACACTCAGGACTGTCGCGCCAAACTTGACGTACATGCCTGTGGTGAACAAGAGGCCTTGCTCAGGGATCACAAAGTTTTGAGAGTCTGCAACGGTCGTTGTGGACAGCGTCATGATTAACGGATCAGTGTCCGAATCACCGTCATAAAACTGAATCAACGAAGGTCCGCCTGCTCCATGCGTGAAGTACAGGCCGTTCATGCGCGTGCGCCCATTTACGGCTTGCCCTGTAGCCGTTTTATAGACGGCATAGATGTTACTGGCGCTCATTTAGTTCCCCTTGTTAGGCGGGGGTGATAGAAGTCGCGTCAGAACCTTTCCAGTCGGAGGTGGTGGCGGTTCCGGTGGCCACGTAGATGACCCCAGTAGCAATATCAATCACGGTCTTGCCGACTGTTTTATTGCTCGTGTTGATCACGTCGGCGGCATCGCCCAATTCGGCTGCTGTTGCGACGGGGAAGACAAAGCCGTTGTCAGACTTGACTGGGCCAGAGAAAGTGGTTTGAGCCATGATGGTCCTCACATGCGAGTTGGGGCGTATCTGTCTGCATGTCGTCAGCCGGGACTGTCAGATACGCCGGAAACCCCGGAATGGGTCCAATATAACCTAATTGTGGAAAAAGAAAAAGGGGCCGAAGCCCCTTTTTCTTGATTGGAAGTGCCCAATCCGTTGCTTAGGCTGCGCCAGGCGAGCCAAAGATGCCACGCGGGTCGCTGAAGCCGAAGCTGTAGCGCTCGCGAGCCTTGTAGCGCACGTTGCCGGTGTCGAAGTCGCCTTCGAACGCGGTTTTCAACGAAACGCGCTCAAACATCTTCATGCCGTTGGGAGCGTCGGTCTTGATGAACCATGCGTCCGGATCGGTCAGGAAGTGGTTGACCACGTAACCCTGGGGAACCATGCCCATGTTGCGGACAGCGTTGATGTCGTTGTCAGCGGTGCCAACACGCAGAGTGGACTTCAGGATACGGTCGCCCGTGAACTGCAGTTCCTTCGGCAGAATCAGCTTCAGGCCCTGGACAGCGATCTTCAGGCCACGTTCATCGGTGAACGCGGCGATGTCGATCAGCGCCTGCTCCAGAGAGGTCTCGGACAGGTCAGCGGCCGTAGCCAGGGTGTTGGACAGGTTGGGACCAGTCAGGGTGGGGTGGTTGGTTGCGCACAGAGCAACACCGTCGCCACCAATAGAGGTGGTGAAGGCGCCGTTCAGCACAGCCGCAGCCTTAATCTGCTTGGTTTGGGCCATCGAGCGGGCCAGGGCCTTGGTGTAGCGGGCTGACAGACGGTCGTAGAGGTTGTCCTCCACGGCTTCTTCGGTCAGCGAGAACGCCAAAGCAATGGTCTCGTGGGTGTAACGAGCGGTGTACACCTCTTGCGCCTGGTCGTAGCCGACGCCAGCGCCTTCGGTTTTCACCGGAGCTTCTGCAAAGCCCGACTCCATCACTTCCTCTTCGAATGCACGATCAGAAGTTTCGACGGAATAGATTTGCAGGTGCTCGTTCTCGTAGTTTTTGTACTCAAGACCGAACAGAGCATTGAGACCAGGCTCAAGCTCTTTCACCAGTTGTGCACGTGAAATAGCCATGGTTGATCTCCTTAGGTGCTAAAGCCCGGCGTGCCAGTGCTGCCGTACATGTGCTCATTGATCATCACAACGAGAACGGCGTATTGGCCCATCTCATTGCCCGGTACGTTCCACAGGCCAACGGCCTTCAGGTTGGCAGTTGCTGCCTCAGTGAAGGTGCCGCTCATGGTCATGTTGGACAAGCCAGTCGTGGTGCTACCCGTGGTAGAGGCCGTGATATCAGCGTTGGTGCCGATATTGGCTTGCGTGGGAGTGCCAGCGTTCTGGATGATAAACAACTGACTGGGATCGTCGATCACGTCAGCCACGATCTGGCCAGCGGTGATGTTGACGGAACCAGGATAGTAGTTTTTCCAAGTCGGCTTGCCGGTAGTGGGATCAATGTAATTGCATCCATTGAACACGCCTACGGCCACGGTGTGGTTCGTGTTGTTAAATTTGACCAAGTAACCATTGTCAATGGTCACCAGATCACCCTGATAGATCGCCCCGGACTGGTTATCAGCAATCAAGTATCCGTACTGTTTTTGACCACCAGTAGCGGAGAGATTGCCGAGAGGACGCAGACCAAAAGGCTTATTTACGTTTGCCATTTGATGTTTCCTTCAAAAAGTTGATTTCACTGGCCGCGAGAGCCACCGAATGAAACGCGGGACTGGCGTGTAGGCTTCTGAATGGTCATGGTGTTGTGTGCATTCGCTTTCATCAGCTCATTGTCGACAGCCTGCAATTGGTCGTTCGCACGAGAGTTGTAATACGCATTGCGCTCTTGAACCGTTTCCTTGGGAATACGTGCTAGGAGCAGACCTCCCACGCTGATCACACCAGCATGTCGGCCGTCTTCTACTGTTGGAACCTGGTAGTCAGGGTACTCGTCGCCGCGAACCAGCTCATACCCCTCACGGAGTTTTCCAGCCACGTTCGTGCGGTCTTCTACCCCACCTGCTTCGGCCCGAATCCAACGGTGCTCGAATCCCGGAGGCGCGGGAGGCGCGTCCAGACGAGAAGGCGGTGCCCAGGGCTTGCGTCGCGCATCTTTTTCACGCGATTCGGACGCGCGAGCAGTGCGATTAAGAACGGGAATTTTAACGTCAGCCATGTTTTACTCCTTCACGTATTTGGCGTATTCCTCAAGAGGAACACCCAGCTTTTTGGCAATTGCAACTTGACTTGGGGTCAATTTGACAGTGCGGCGTGCATTGTTGATACCCGATGATCGGGATGCAGGTGCCACCGTTTGCACGGATCGGGCGGCCCTGTTAGTTTGCGCCTGATTTCCACCCCCCAATTTATTCGGGAAAGTTTGTTTCAAGCGGTTGTCAAGCTCATCATAATACGCATCGCTGTTGGGGTCAAACCCCTCAACCTGAATCAACTGGCGATGGATGCCCCAAGCGGCATGTGTCATGGCAGTGTCGCGCCCGTACCACGGATTGCGCTCGGCCCAGTCTTCCACCCGAGGATCAACCTCCTGTTGGACCTGAACTTGGGGCTGCATTGCGGCCTGTTGGGCGGCAACCTGCTGCTGGTATGCCCACTCCTGAGCCTGCTGCTCGCGCTGTTGGGTCGCTGCAGCAATCTGGCTTTGCTCCATGGTCATTGCTGCCAGGCGCTGTTGGGCTTCGGTCTCGGTGTCAATGTCGCCCTCTTCGCGCGCCTTGCGAATAATCTGCTTGAGCGCCACAACCTGGGTCTGAACACGGCTGTTGGCCTCGCCCAAGCGCTCCGTGTCTACGTGCATGTACTGCTGCTCAAGCTGGGTAGCTCTTGCCTGCACGTTTCTGGCGTAATCCAAGGCAGCCTGCTCACGCCGCTGGGTCTCGCGCAGGCGAGCCGTCAGCTTGTCAATGCGCTTCTTGACGCCCTCACTGTACTGATCCAGTTCGCTGCCGCCAGAGCTTTGCTGCTCCGGTTTGCTGACGACTTCGGCCGTTCCGTCCTCGGCAACGGCTACCGTAGCCGGACTCTCGTCCTCGCCAATCTTAAATTCCAATTGCTCGTTCATAGAAGCGCTCCTTTACATGTGCAGAATGTCTTCGGGACTGTTCACGACAGCCAAAACCTCATCGTCGTTCAACAGACGAATCTCACCCCCGTCGATTGGGATGCGAGCACCCGCATATCGACCGAAAATGATCCAGTCACCCTTCTTGCACCAAGGGCCGGCAGGGAACTTGCCCTCGTCCGCGTATGCAAGATCGCCCATCTTCAGCACGTAGCCACACACGGTGGCCAACTGCGTCTTACGCTGGGTTTCTTCGGCCAGGACAATGCCTCCCTTGGATTTTTCAGCGCCACGATAGGGCAGGATGGCAATACGCCACCCGGTAGGGGTTGGTATGGTGTCGATGACGGCCTGATCGAGCTTCTCAGGGTCAAACCCAAGCTCGGTGTAGGCGTCTTCCAGCACAGGCCCTTTGGCTGCAGCTTCCTCAGCCCATTTTCTTTCCAACGCAGTGAGTTGGAGGGCTGGAGCTTCAACAGATACAGTAGCGTCAGAACTTTCCATGGGCTTCCTTTTAGTTAATGAGGTCTTCGTCATCCGTGACCTTCTTTAGAAGCTCTTTCACGGAATCTTCTACCATCCTCATACCCTCAAGGCGACCCATCATGAAGCGATAACGCTCCATGTCTGTAATGGTGCCGTTCAAGACAATCTGCTTGGACTGTTCCTGAAGTTTTCTGATCTCTTTCAGAACTGCTTCTGCAAATTCGAGCATGGTAATTCCATGAAATGCAGGTGGATTTGGCCCCACCCGTTGGCACGGTTGACAGTGATCAGTATATCTTAACTGGACGGTTACCGTCTTTCTTTTTCACAATCATTGCAGGGCCTTGTACGCCCTTGGGCGTCTTGACGGACCCGCCAGCAGCCATTTTGGTCTTGCCGGCCTTGCTGTAGGCGATTGCAGCAGCCTGTTTCACGGCAGCGGCCTTGCTCTTGGGCGTGCTGGTACCGATTTTTCCGTCCTTTTTGTAGTCGCGAACGATCTCGCCGATGTTGGCGCTGATCGTCTTCTGACTGGAACCCTTTTTAAGCGGCATTTTGAACTCCTTGTGGTGGTTGCCCTATCTTGGCCTCTTGGAGCGCCAATTTCTGTTGATTGAAGGCTTTGGTGTCCTGCAATTTCTGCTGGTCCATAGCCAGGCGCTGCTGGTCGATCTGGTTCTTGGCCTGGTCGTTCTGCGCACGCTGCTGCAGCTCGGTTTCCTTGAGCTTGATCAGCGGGTCTGGGCCCTCGTCGCCACCTGCAAGCTCTTGCTGCATGTCGCGGACCTCTTTCATGCCC